AGTGCGGATACGCGCGGCCCATACTCCGGTGACGTCCGCTGCCTTGAGAGATAGCGTGTATTTTCCCGGTGGAAGCGGGAACTCAAAATCCTGCCAAAAAGCGTGGGTTGTTGACGACGCTGTTACCGTAGAGGTGAGCTTTACACCGCCGGAAATCGGCGCTGCGCTGCACTTCCCGGGGGAATACCATCTGTCGACCGTGTAGCCGGAGGTGTATTCAGCCTGCCCGCGCTGATTTATACGGAAATCCGGATTTATCAGCAGGTTCGGATTGCTGTAATTCACCGCGTTCCACGCTGCCTTTTCAGTGGCGGTAACGTGGATATCCGCGTTCCCTGCATGAGCCTCAATGGCGGCTCTGGCTACGCTGTCAGCACCCGAGCCGCCGAAATATGCTGACGTCTTAAAAGGGCATGCGGTGTAATCGCTCCCTACAAGCTGAATCGAGCCAGTCCCGAGCAGGTACACTGTCCTGCAAGCCCCGTCAATCCTTACCGCCTGCCCCGCCGGAATGCTGACCACTCCGTCAGCTCCCGCCGTAACGCCCGGAGCAGTGGACGCGTACACGGTAGCCGTGCCGTCGTTCCTGAGCCAGGCGTTCGTCCCGCCGCTGTAATCTGCCCTGATTTCCGCGCCCGAAAGCGCTATCGTCTTTGATGTCATGTGTTACCTCCTATTTTGTATTTTTTCATTAAGTACGCTGAGTTGTTACGCACCGTTGCTTCATCGTGATATTGAGAGCCAAAAGCGCACATATAAAAATTGCTGCCACCTAATTCATGTTCCGAGGGAATCACCCCTCCTCTGCTTGAATAATTTAGAAGCATATTACCGCTGTAATTTCCGCGATATACGCTGAGCTGCGTACCTACAAGCACAGAATCAATATACAGGTATGCCTTGCCATTGTCCCGCGTATAGCAAACTGTGTGAATTTCCGAAGAATCCGCTTCGGAAATTATATCGCAGATAATGGCTGAAAACGATAATAGGTTCCGTTTGTCTGCCAAACATAAGCTGAATAAATCGTAACCATAATTGGGTCTGTCTGGCGCTATCTTTTTAGTAATAAGCGGAATCCATGTTTCTGACGAAACCTGCTTAAACTCCACGTCAGTCACACAATAAACCGTATTCGGCTCATCGCAAATAAGCGAACCATACTCCCCGGGATTAAAATGCAAAGCGCTACCGTTTTCCGAGCCTCCGGAAAGCGTGATATCGTTGTATCCGGAAACAGAATTTCTCCAGCGACTGTTCGCAATATCCCGCGTATCGGGCGTGAACATTCCGAATATTCCGTCCATTATAAATGCCGTCTTGCTTATTCCCCTGCACATCGCCACAGCCCAGAACACCGCGTTATGCGCAGCCACATCGGTTATACCCGCCGAGATTTCCGGCTCGAACTCGTTCCCCGCGCTGTCGCTGATTTTGGATATCAGCCCGGTTTCCGCGTCCTTTTCTATCGTGTACGTCGTGCCGTTGAATTTTACCGAGGCGTCGGTCAGGTACTGGTATTCGGTGAGAGTAGCAGACGTTGCCCCCGCCGCCATCTGCTTCTCCGTGGCCTCCTGCCGGTTCTCAGTGCTCCGGTTCTGCGCCTTGCTTTCTGCCGTGCAGGATATCTTCTCGACAAAGCCGCCCGTGCAGGTCAGCGACAGCTCCTGTTCCATAACGATCACCTTCTTCTGAGTGCCGTCCGCGTCCTCGACCGTGAACACATCGCCCGGTTCGAGGATATTTTCCGCAGGCATTTCGAGTGAAACCGCCGAGTAATTCAACCCGCCGAGCCTGTTCCATGCGTATTCCGCGATACCGACCGTCGCAAACGGGTCATACGCCGTCACTATGCCGTCGGCGGTTTCGTCGTACTCAGAAGCAGTGCCGTCGATGTAGATTTTATCGTCGCCGCCGCGCTGAAGCAGTATCCCCTTGACCGTGTATCCGCTTCCACCTGCTATATCCAGCGAGTAGCACCGTCCGTGCTGAACGGTTTTTCCGACCTCCTCGTAAGCCGGAAATTTCAGCACCTCAGACGGCGAGAACCGCGCGTTCCTGCCGTGACTTGCGGCAATATAGCTTATCAACTCCTGCGCCGTGTAGCCGTCGGGAGCTTTCTCGACCGTGATATCCTCGCAGACAAAATCGGTCGTGACCCCGGCGCGGGCACAGAGGTAATTCAGCATTGCCTGCATTTTGCAAGGAAACGTCGGCGCGGTCGCCTTGCTGGTGTCCACCCAGCTAACGCGCTTATCGAGCCTGCTCATCATGTCGTAAGCCTTGACCGCGGTAACGCCGTTGCGAGTGACCGCCTCGTCAACGTAGAATGTCCCGAGCCGTATCCAGTCGAGCACCGGCGCAGTGCAGCGGTAAAAAACCTCAACTTTTTTCAGCCGCCCGTTGAAAAGAGTTGTCGCCTTAGTTTCGAGCGTGAGCATGTCCGACATGCACGCGCCTATCTGGAGCTGATCAGAGCAGCTCCGCAGGATATCAACGCTGATAACGTCCCCGAGCCATAGCGTGTCCGGTTCGGCGGAATTGCCGTAAACCTTGACCATAACTCCGAACTGCCGCCCGGAGCCCTGCACCTGCGCAAGATATTCGTCTGAAACTGTCCTCATATCACATCTCCTCGAACACCAGCGAGATCTCGCTGCACATTACGTCGTCGCCATCTGCGTAAAGCACCGGGGTCGGGATATCACCGCTCAGGTGAACAGAATACACGCTGCTGTCAACGCTGACATTGAACGTTATCGGCTTTATGACCGTCTTGATCTCCTCCCACTTCGCAAGAGGAACGATCGGGAACTGCACCGAAATGCGCTTCTTGGAAAGCTCAGAGATACGGTCTACCACCAGCGAACCGTTCAGGGTCTGGTTGACCGACTGGCTCCGGAACGTGTCCGCGATATCCGGCGGCAGGATAAATTTGCTGACGTCGATATCGCCTATTTTTAGTATCATGATACCTCCTAGAAATTGAACGGCGATTTGCCGGAGCGCTTCGCCATGATGTTGCAGTCCCGCACGCACGCCTTGCCTATCGTCAGGTCGCCGGCGGTCAGCTCAATGGTCATATCGCCGAAAGCGTTCTCAAACCTCTCGACCTTGCGCTGCAGCTTGGTTATCGCGTTTATCACGTCGGCGAGGTCGGTCTCCTTCGAAGCGGACGAACTTTCAGCCGCGCCCGATATCGCGCCGGTCAGAGCGTTTATCTGGTGCGCGGAGGCCGTCTTTCCGAGGACGTCCTTGCCGATAAGGGATTTCAGCGCGGCTGTCTGGTCGTTGTCCCACATGGTCGGGACATACGACGTTATGCTGATGAAATTGCCCTGGCTGCCTGTGGAACTGCTCGAACCGCCTGAGCTGGTCTTGGTTTTCGATGTGTCGGCGGTTGGGGTGTAGGGCTTGTAAGCGTAGGTGCTTTCATGCTCGGGTTCAGCGGGGGGTTCTTCTGTATTCCCTTTAAAATAATAGTCGTTAAACGCTTTGGTGTTGCCGTAAACGCCGTAGCCGACGGAACCAGCAAGCCTTTTGGACTTTTCTGCTTCGTCTTTCATAGACTGAACATTCGCAAGGGCGGTTTCAGCATTGTTCTTTGCGTCTAAGCCGGATTTCAGATTATTTATCTGCTCGTCTAACCTGCTGGCATACTGCCTGTAATCGTCAATGCGGGTTTCGTTGTATTTATCCGCCGCTAAGTCTCGCAGGTATTCGAGATCTTTTATCCTGTCCTCGTAAGAACCGCTGAAATACATATTGCCGCCAAAAATGTTTGAATCAGAAGATTTGAATGTGCCAAGCTTTAACGCTTCACTCAACAGGTAGTCGTTTGTTCCATTGGTGTTCATCGCGAACAGACCTATTGCCGTACTTTCCTTTTCTGCTTCTTCGGCGGCAGTAAGGCCCATTCTTGCTTGACTTTCAGACATTTCATATGACTTGGAAATGACGCCATTCATTTTGTCGATAACGCCCTGATACGAATCAGCCACAAGGTCGATACTACCGGCAAGGTCACCGAACTGCTTGTTCAGTTCTTCCTGCAAAGCTTTAAGTTCAGTTTCCTTTTCAGCTGTGTCCTTTGTGGAATTATAAACCTTTTCATAGCGCTTTTTGACATCTTCCAGCCCTTTAGTCTGTTCTTGGTATTCCTGCGAGGACTGCGTTAATTCATCTGATTTTGAAGTAAGGTCTGCCATACGTTCGTTACAGTCGTCCATAGCTCCGGACAGCGCCGCAATTCCTCCGACCGCTCCAGCAGCGAGCGAACCTATCAGCACGAACGGATTAGCCGCGCCAGCTGCGTTGAGCGCCAATTGTGAAACAGTCGCCGCGTCTGTTATAGTCTTAAATGACCGTATTGCGGTCACTGCCGCCTGAACAGCATTCCCGATTTTGATTGCGGTCTTAAAAGTTACTAGCGCTATTGCGATTGCGGCAATAGCGTCTCTTGCTTCCCACGCTACTTTTAAAGCTTTGCTTATGAACTCTACTGCGTTTTTTAGCACTGTTGTCAATTCCGGAATGTGCTTTGCAACAAAGTCGGACAGCCTTTTTGCGATATCTCCGACCACCTCAATGAGCGGCGGGAGAAGTTCAGAAATAAGTTGCGAGATAGGGTCTATCATCTTTAGCAGAGATTCCACAAGCGGCTCCGCTGCGTCCAACAGCACCGGAACGACCTCGTCGGCTATCTTGCCGAGCTTATCAATGACCTCCGAAACGACCGGGATAAGCTCGTCGCCGAGCGGCTGTATCAACAGCTCAACCTGCCTTTTCAGCCCGCCGAGCGCGTCCGAGAGCGAGCTGTAATTCACCTCGACTATCTCGTCCACAGCTCCCGCGCAGTCGTAGGCGCTGTCGGAGATATCGCCGAGCGCCTTAACCGCGTCAGCGCCGAGATCTTCCCACATGGTCCCGAACAGGTTCACGCCTGCCTCGTTCTGCGCGATGGGGTCCTCCATCTCGCCGAGCGCTTTAATGATCGTCTGGAACGCGTCCCGGGCTACGTCGCCGCCCTGTGCGAACTTCTTCGCCATATCCTCTGCGTCGTAGCCGAGGGCTTCAAAGCCTTTCTTGGTGGTGTCGGAGCCGTCGATAGCGCGGATAGAAAACTCCTTGACTGCGTCGCCTATTTTATCGAGGTTCCATGCTCCGTTCTCCGCGCCGTTCGCGAAGATAGTGAACATATCGTCGGCAGAAAGCCCCAGCTTTTTGAACTGCACGGAGTACTCGCTGATATTGTCCAGCAGCTCTCCGGAGTAGTCGAGGCCGTCCTGCGCGCCTTTGGCGATATAATCGAACGCGTCCTCGACGGCAATGCCGAAATTCTCGACCATCGCCTTTGCGGCGCGGGAGGTCTCGGCGACGTCCATATCGAACGCGTCCTGCAAGGCGTAGGCGCTTTCGGTGATTTTTTCGAGCGGCTCCGCGTCCATTTCGCCGAGATTCTGCGTTATTTTGGAAATGGTCGCGGCGATGTCGTCGAAATTCTCGCCGAAGTTGTCGCCGTAAACTCCCTTTATCACCTCGGAGTACTTTTCAGCGGCAGCCGCGCCCTCGCCTGTGGCGCTGGTAACACGCTTGACTGCCTTGTCCAGGTCGTCAGCAGATTTTACCGCCGCCGTGCCTATCGCAGTACCCGCCGCAGCCGCTGCGGAAGCAGCCGCGCCTATTGCCTTGATAGCTCCCAGAGCCGCTTTTTCAACCTTATCTGCGGAATCTCCGATTATCTTCTCCGCGTTCTTGAGATCGTCGGGGAGCTTGCTGTTGTCGCCCCGGATATGATATACTACTTCTCCTTCGGGCATTTTTCCTCCTTTCGGGCATGAAAAAAGCACGCTGATTGCTCAACGTGCTGATTTATTCTGTTTATGGATTTATGCTATTGCTTTGAGAAGCAAAAGCCGGAATGTTTCTCTGCCTTTCGGCGTTACAAGGGTCTGCGTGCCGCTCCAGTTGGTCTTTTCATTGAAAGTTTCCTTTATTTCGAAAAGTCCGTTGTTCTTCTCGGCGTAAGGCATTATCTTTCCTTTCTTGTCGCGGTATATGTATTTATGCTCAAGCAGGAAATTGATAAAGACCTTTTCCTTTACATCGAGCTGCTTTGCGGTTTCCCGGAAGCTCGTCAGCGTGTTGCGGTCAACAAGCTCGTCGAAGTAATCCGCTTTAGGCTTCATTATCTCGTTGTCCACCTGGAGCGTTGACACCTGTATCTGAAGCCGCTTGACGTTCTCGTTGGCGTAGTCCAGGGCGCGTTTCATTATCATCTCCGGACTGTTCCATGCTTCCTCAACTCTGATGAAGTACTGCCGGAACTGCTTGCCCTTGTCGTTGCGCTGAAGCATGCAGATTTCTTTTGCCATGGGGATTGTGAGCTGGTGGTCGGTGCTGGGTCTGCCGCCGGTAGGTTTATCGGATTTTTCCGAAAAACCTATAAAATCCTCGCCCTCGGTAAAACCGTATTCGGTCATTCTCTTAAACCAATCGGTGTAATGGTCTTTTACCTCCAGCGCCTTGTGAAGCTCCCGTCCGCTGACGGTGGGCTTGTCCGTGTCGTAGTTGATGTTGATAAGTTCGTTCATGCGAGAGCCTCCTTTTCGAGTGTGTCCTGAACTGCACCGAGCATGTCCATAGCCGCCAGGAGCGTGCTTTCGAACATCTCTACACGTCTTGCGAACGCCATTGCGGCAAAGCCTTCGTCCTCGGTGTCGGCGGCGGGGCATTCTTCGGAGATAAAACCGTCGAATACTTTAATAAGGTTTCTTGCTTTTTCAAGCTCCCATGCGAGCTTTTCGGGATTTGATTTCATAACATATTCCTTTCAAACACTTGACAGGAACGCTCCATCATGGTACAATATATTTGACGGAGCATTTCTGTCGTGATGTAAAGCGTTGCGTTCTTTGGTAGAGGGGGCAACGCTTTATTTTTTTAGCTTTTCGTAAACTTCCTTTATACCCTGTCGAATTATTTCGGCTTTTGTTAAGCCTGTTTTTTCGGAACAGTACTCTAAACGCTTGATATCTTCTTCTGAAAGTCGTATTCTAGTGCTTAAAGTTTTGGGGTCGTCAGTCGGTCTACCTGTTCTTGGGGACATTTGCTTCACCTCTTTTCTGTGTCCACATATATCATAACATAAGTGGACACATAAGTCAAGAGGTTTCATGCAATTTGTATATTTGCACAGAAAAAAACACCTTGTTTTTGTGCAAGGTGCTTTTTCTATGTACTTGATGATTGCCGGCGTTACATAAACGAAATCAACGATAACACCGTAAACAGAGTGCTTGCGACCGCCGCCACCATAGAAATGATGGAAATGACCGCAACCACCTTTGTGTTCTTCTGAACAGCGGAAAGCAGTTCGTTATTGCGTTCCTCCGCGCGGCTTATCTTCTCAAGCAGTATGTTTGTCGCGTCAGTACCCTCTGCCATTCCGGACGGCGTGCCAGCTTCCGCACCATATGTCACATACTGTGAGGGAATAGTTTTGCCGCAGGCGTCGCAGTACATTGACGTTGACGTTCTGCCACAATCGGGACATCTGTACATTTTCATAGGAAATTACCTCCAAATCGTTTATTTCCTACATTATAGCACGTCCCTCCGGAAATGTCAATACAGGAATCATTCAGCCTGCGCCCGCAGCATATTGAACAGCCCGTCCCAGCCCCCGCCGTCCTGCGCCTGCGAAGCGCCCTTATTCGGCAGCGCATACAGCGTTTTCAGCTCCGTGAGCCGCCGGATATACTCCGCGTTGTGCTTGTTCGGAGCCGGGATATCCTCCGAGCGTATCCGCATTATCTGCTTCACCGGGGAATCCTCCGGAAGCCCGTGGAACATCGCGAGGAACGCGCACCAGTGCAGCCGTCCGCGTTCCTGGATCAGGTCGATACCGTACGCCTGCCGGAACGACGAGTATATATCCTCCGCGTCGAAGCTGAAATCAACGCACTTCTTCGGCTGCTTCTGCGTTGACAGCCTCCTCTGCGGCGGAGCTATCACCTCGTCCATAAGCTGTTGGAGTACCCGGCTCTGTACCTCCGGCGGCGGAGCCTTCCGGCAGTCCACGAGCCATGAGAAGCCAGCCTCCGTCTTTTCTTCCGGCGTGAGGTCGGGGTCGTCGAGGACGTCGTAGAACCGCAGCACCCGGTCGAACCACAGGGTCAGCCGGTACTCCTGACCGTCAACGGTAATGCGGTCGGGGAACGGCTCGTACAGCTTCATCTGAGCTTCTTCCCCCTGCGGTAGATACCCTTGAGCTGCTCGCGGCGGCGGGCTATGCATTCGTTCACGCGGGGGAGGATAACGTCATAGATGTACGGCACTATCGCGACGGACATCTCAACGTAATTACCCTCGAAGAACCCGCAGATGGTCTCCGCGTTCTCCCTGCCGAAGCACACCGAGAACACCCCGCGCACCGCTTTGCCGTACTGCTCGTAAGCCTCGGCGTAGTCCTTATCGGAAGCCGCCTTTTTCAGCGCCTGCTCGGCGGTCGTGATGTCGGTGAGGTTCCTGCGGAGCTCCCCGGCGATAGCGTCGATGTCAACGACGAACTCCAGCGTTACGGCGGGCTTTCCGTCCTCGCTGCACAGCTCCAGCGCGTCGCGTATCTTCTCCGATCTCTTTATCTGGTACATTTTCTGCTCCTTTCAGAATGGAAAGACCGGAGCGCGCAGCCCCGGTCATTACGTTTCAGCCTGATTTCTTCTCTCCGGTGTCGTCCAACTCCCCTTCCTCGACGGTGGGCTTGCCGTTGAACGCTATGACTACAGTCACGGAGTTCGGGTCGGTGGAATTACCACCTGCGATTGCTATCTGGGTCAGCGTAACCGGGCAGGTGATTATCTGTCCGTTTCGGCTCATCTTGATATCAGTAACGCGCGCCGCGCCGGGCGACCACTGCACCTTGTCGAGATAAGCGCACACCGGGTCCGCCGCCATGAATTCGCCCTGAAGCGTGATAGTCGGCTGGAATCCGGTAACGTTGCTGGAGCTGTATCCGCCGTCGCTGAGGAACGACGCGGTGTGGACCACCTCGTTCATCGCTCTGGAAACGCTCGTGAACGCTTCGCACATGGACTTGTAGGTCGCGCTGCCGCTTGCCTCCGGGGTAGTGTTGATGAACACCTTGACCTCGTGGTTCAGCTCAACACCCGCGACCTTGGGTAATGTCTGGGACATAAAAATTCTCCTTTCAAATCATAACCCGCAGGGCTACGGACAGCGAATATATCCAGTAATCACCGTCCGTGCCTACGAATAACGGCTCGCTGCGTGCCTCCGCGTTGACGGCAGGCGCACCGAGCCCGGCTGTATCGCAGGCGTTTGCTATTTCGCAGAGGAAGCCGTAAGCCTGCTCCTGTTTCTTGTATTTCGACAACACGTCGAGGGAAAGCACCGCCCGGCGGTTCGCAAGGTCGAGGGAGGTGAACTCCCGCGAACCTGTTACGACCTGCAATGCAATGCTCTCCCCGGCCGAAAGAAGCCCGACGGACGCCGGCTGTCCTGTTGTTTTCTCCGCAAAAGCCCGGAAAGCTTCGACTGCCTGTAACTGCGCCGTCATTTGTTCAGCTCCTTTCGCAATGCTGTTTCGTAGATTTGCCGCCATTCCTCGCCGTGGTCTGCCTGGGCGCGCTCGCACCAGTGGGAGCCGGCTTTCGGGTTCTTGCGCTTATCGAATTTAAGCCGCACCTCCGGCGAGACCTTGACCTTCGTCTGACCCTCCCGCGCCCATGCTGAACCGGTTTTCGGGTCCACCATCAGCACGCCGTGATACAGATATCTAGCGTAGGGAGTAGACCAGACGAGCTTTCCGTGCAGTATATCGCTGTGGATATTCGAGCTGTTGACAAGCGCGTCCTGGTCGTCCGGAACGTACTCGTTGCAGTCCGCGAGCGCCTGCTGAGAGGTTATCCCGCGCGCCTTTTCGGAAGCCGCGCGGATATCGACCGCTATCTGAGCGGAATTGATGTTCACCGTCACAGGCACAGTCCCACCTCCAGATGATGGAGTTTCTGACGGTCGTAAAAAACCTCGACAGTCTCAACGCGGTAACGCTTGCCGCCAAATTCGACGATATATCCCGGCTTGAACTCCACCCCCCGAGCGCTGTTCCGGCAGTCGTAGAAAAGCGTTGCAGACAGCGTAACGGAGCGGTTGTCAGACGTGATTATCATTTTACTCGCAGGCTCTACGCGGATATGCGTGAGTTCCGCGAGTTCGACAAGTTCCTGCTCCTGCCAGGAATTCTCCCGGGCTTCGTACAGCTTCGCCGAATGTATCAGCAGGGAACGCGGGATAGGTCTCATATCCTCACCCCTCTGTAGAGCAGCCCGGTAGGCTCCAGCAGCGCCAGAGCCTGGGCGCACAGCGAATTCGCCGCCGAACCTCCGGAGTTGCCGGAACTCCCGCCAGCGGGGCTCCCGCCGCCGGAATAGCTGAACTTCCCGAGCGTTACTGAGCCGCCGTCCGTGGTCTCCGACAGCGCCGAAACGCCGCCGTTTTCGAGAATGAACTCAGCCTGCGCGCAGACCGCGTTCTGCGCCGCTGTACGCCAGACTTCCGGCGTGGTAGCTACAGTATACCCCGACGGGAATATCTCCCGGTCTACGATAAGCTCCGCGCGTTTGAGAGCGGCTGTCAGCTCGTCCGAATCCGTCCAGCCGCCCCAGTTCGCGGAGTAGTATTCAGCCGTGACCGTCATGCTACTGTAACATAGCCGACCTTAACGCACTTCTTGTTGCTGTCGAGGTCGATTATCTCGATGATGTCGCCCTTCTTGCAGGATATCTGCGTGCTGTTGGAAGTGAACGCATTTGTCGTAGCGATAGCGGTGAAGTCCTCCTCAAGCGCCGCGCGCTTTGCCGGATTCACGCGGTATGCGAACGCGTCCGCAGCGCTCTCGGCGACAGTCACCTTGCACTTATCGGAAGCAAACGCGCCCTGCGTAAGAGTGAGCGAACCCGCGGAAAATACGGCGTAAATAGCGCTCTTGCGGAGCACCTCGTGTCCGTAAACGGAACGCCCCTGAACCGCAGAAGAGCCGATGTGCTTGCTGTCCTTGAGGTCGTTCACGGCGATAGGCACCTTCCATGCGTTGATGCGCGTAGCATAGCGCGGGTGACCTGCGATCATCGCAAGGTTAGCGGTGTCGTCGTTCCACTCGTACACGGTGAATCCCGCGATCTTGCCGACCGCGCCGGACTGCTTCACCTCGTCGCCGAGCGCGGAAGCCTGCACGAACAGCGGGCTTTTCAGCATAGCCGCGTAGATGTCCGGGGTAACGAGCAGGTAGCGCCTGCCGTCGTTCGGGACGTTCGCCTTGCTCATCAGCGTACGGATATCCACAACATCGCTGTATACGGTGCTTGCGGAAATGGAGGACGTATTGACGCGGGTGCCCTGCGAGATGAGCGTGGAAGCGCCGTCCCGGTCGAGGGCGGTCGCCATGGAGTAACCCGCGCTGTCAAGTCTGTCCGCGACAAGGTTGTCGGGAACGGAAGCCGCGTCGTAGCCGTCCACAAGCTCGTTGACGTACTTCTCGCGGTTGATGAGGATAGAGCGGTACTCGGTGGAGCTTTCGGAAAGATCGCCGCCGGCGCTGCGGTCGTAGTCGCCGACCTTGACCTCGCCGTCGCGCACCGGAACCTTGACCGCGCCCGCGACCGGGTCGCCCTCGTAGTCGTTGTTGAAGATGATACCGTCCTTAAGAATGTTTTCCGAGCGCATTTTCGCAAGGACAAGCGAAGAATAGCGCTCCTGAGCTTCATGTGCCATAGATTAAATCTCCTTTCAGATTTTGATTCCTGGGTTCTTCGCGCGGAACGCGGCTTCAACGCCGGAAATCGCGGCGCTTCCGTTCCCGCCGGGAACCCCTGTTGTTGTCGGCGCTGAACCTCCCGCGAACTGCGGATATTTCTTCAGCACCTCGTCGATTGCCTTTTCAAGCGGCATATCGTCGCTGACCTTAAGCGAAGCCAGCGCTACTACGTCGTCCGCCGCGTCGGGCTTTACGCCCTTTGACGTGGCGAGCAGCTTCGCTTCCAGAGCGGCGGCTTTCTTCTCGGCGGCTTCCGCGCGGTCTGACTGCACCTTGATAGCTTCCGCGGACTTCTGCTCTGCGGATTTCTGGTCGTCCTGCCACTTGTGGAACGCCGCGAGATCCTCCTTGCTGGGAAGTCCCTTGCGTTCGCGCTCAAGGCGCGATTTTATGAGGTCGTTGACCTCGTCCTGCGTGAATGTTTTTGCCGCCCCCTGCGCGCCAGTTTTGCGCACAATACCGTCCGGGTTTACATCGCCGAGAATGTTTTGCGCAAAACTTTGCGTAGATGTGGTAGGATCACCTCCGGCGGTCTGAGCGCCGCCCTGCTCCTGTGTTGCCTGGGTTGTCTGTTCGTCTGCCATTGTTGTTACCTCCGTTTTAAGTCCGTATGACTGTATTCCGCGCGGGCTTTTAATGTCGTCAGCGTGTTTCGGACAATAAAAAAGCACGCTGATCTCTCAACGTGCGATTATGGTGGGAACGGCGGGTTCTGCCCCCGCTGGTCATTATTCCGGGCATAAATGACCTATCTGCCCGTAACTGTATGCACGTCATCTTGCCGCGCTGCGTTCCCGTGATGTTCCCGACATTAATATCGGGAACATAAAAATAGCGCCCCGTCGGAGCGCTTGGCTATTGGAATGAAAAAGCACCTTGCTTTTGTACAAGGTGCTTATTTCTTACTATTGTTTGATTTCTCGTCCGCTTCGCGTTCAAGGTCTTTCAGAAGTTGCCTCATTTTTTCGACCGCTTCTTCGTTCGAACCGTCGAGAGAATGCTTTTTTATTTCAGCCATTCAATTACCCCCATGTCAATATACTTGTTAAGAAATTTATTGACAACAGCACGATATTCAGCGTCAGACCCAGTTTTAATCTGCTTTCGCACCATTCTGTCAAGCTCTCTTATCAAGTCTATTCTATCATATTCCGTGAGCTTTGTCAATACCTCAATCTTGCCGTTATTCTTAACAACTGACATGGATTTAAGACTATTTTCTCCAAAGAACTCAACCACATCGTCGATAGAAAAGCTATTGTTCCGAGGGTGATTATGCATAAGGAACAAATCCTTGCCGTAAAAAGCGCCGAATTCTATTTTATCATCAGTGCCATGAAGAACGCGCTTTCCGGTCATATCACTATTGAGGATAAAAGCTACTTCCTTACTGCCGTTTTCCATCATAGATGTTTTCAGCAGCTTTTGATGTTCTTGGTGTATTTTCTCACAGATATCATCAGAATATGTTTTTGGAGTAACCTTTGGAACTTTAGCGACCGTTTCATCGGTAATGGCTGTGATAGGTTTCTTGCTTCCGCTTTCCCTGAGCTTTCCACCATTATTCACGCTCCCATAAGTCCTCACCCTGTCCGACCGATATTTCAGCCCGTTGCTGTCGCAGTAGGATTTCAATGCCTTGTTCTGCTCCGCCATCTTCCTGCGGACTTCCTTTGCGCCCTCGGTATCGCCCGCGGCTTCGAGCATATCGGCTTCGGTCTTGGTCTTCCGTACCCTGCGCTCAAGCTCCCGCTGCTTGCATACCTTGTTGTAGAGTTCCTTATCCTCGGTATCGTCATACTCAACCGAGGACTTCCGGAACAGCCCGTCAGACACGCCGCGCGGTCTATGCCCGCAGTTTATCCCGAACAGCCCGTCAGGCTCGCCGAAGCTCGTCTGCGACAGCGGAATGACCTTGTGCTTCCTGCCGTTGATGTCGGTTATCTCGGTAGTCCTGCCGGAGCGAGAAATCAGCTTGCCCTGCCAGGGGCGGCACTTCGGTCGGCTCCCGGGGTGTGAACTCACCTCGAACACGTCCTGCCCGAGGCTGTCCATAGTCGAGAACTGCGCTTCCAGAGCCGTATTCTTGACCGTCGCGCGGATATCCATGTTGACGTAAGCCTCCGGCGACCATTCCCGCCCGGACTTGTCCACAAACGCCGGAATGCCTTTCTGCGCCATCTCGTGTATCGTCGTGCGGACTGCCTTTGTGCGGCTCTCCGCGCCCGAAACGACCGCAGCCGTGTTGCTGTTCAGAATATTCAGCATGTCCTGCTTGTTCGCTATCTCGGACTGCTCCCGGCGCTGCTCCTGCGTCCACTTTTCAGCAACGGTATTCACGGCGCGGACGAACGTGCTCTCTGCCTTGTACTTCATGACGGTGTTGACCTGATTGTACACGTCCTTAGCCTGATTGCGGTAGTGCCTGACGGCGTTCGCAGCGCTCTCGGCGAACCGCTGGTTATGCCACATGCTCTGAATACCGTCCTCGGCGAGCGTATCGTCTATCGACTGCCGGACGGTCTCCGCGACGTCCCCGGGGATTCCCTTGGTGCCCGCCGCGATGATTTTATGCGCGTCCTGCCGGAGCATTCCGTGCCGTGCGAGCTGCTTGAGCTGCCACTTGCTAACCTCGTTTAGTTGGTGGTCGTCGTTCAGCGAAAGCTGCCGCGCTATCCGGACGAGTAACCGTTCCTCAACGCTCATGTATGCGTCGGCGATGGGAGCGGCGAGGTTCAGCGCTTCAAGGGCGGTCATGATTCGTCACCGAAGAAGTCCGCGATACCCCCGCCGCCGGATTCCTCGGACATTCTCGCAAGCTCCTCATGGGCGGTGGCTTCGTCGCACTTCTGGACTTCCATTATCGCCTTGACCTTGGATTTCAGCCCCGCCGAAACCAGCTTGATATTGTTGTCTATCAGCGTGTTGTCGTCGATGATGATATTATCGTTCCAGCCGACTGTTACGCTGTACTCCCGCGCAGGAAGCTCCCCGGACATCACGCCGAGCTGTATCAACGCGTGAACGACCGTTTCTATCGTTTCCGTGAGCAGGTTCTTATTATTCTTGACGGTGCGGGCGGTCTTGCTTTCCTGGGAGATTATCTCCGTCGCCGTTTTCATGCCCTGCTGGACGTCGAACGAGAACGTCCCCGCCGACAGCCCGGTCTGCATGCACAGGATATTCAGATACGCGTTGATGGCGCTGACGTGCTGTTCTATGCGGAGTTCCGTGGTGTTGTCGGTTATTCTGAGATTCTCGCCGTCCTCGTGCCGGAGCGCTATGAAAGCTTCATCGTCCGCGTCGAAGTACCGGACTGCTTCGGCGGTGTCCGGGTCGATTATGGTCTGCACACAGGAACTCGGCACGATTATGCGCTTCTTGCCGAGGACGAACTCCCGCTGGAAGCTGTCGAACACCGTATCAAGCGCCCGGAGCGTATCGGTGCAGTTCGCGTAAACCGACATTCCGAGCGGCGTATCATAATCCGAATTATTGCTGACGAACGGTCGGAAGTACGCAAACACCGGCTTGCCGCCCTCGTACACGACCGGATTCTGCAAGTCTGGGAACATCTCCGCAAGCGGGCATTCCCGCCCGAGTTCCGAATCAGAAGCCGCCTTGAAAAGTTTGAATTCCGATTTGCCCGGCTGCATGAATTCAAGCAGATGGAAGTAGTCCTCGCCCCGCGTGTAAGTCCCCGAAAGTATTCCGGACTGCACTCCGGAGCCGTCCCAGCTCACCGGGACGAACCTGTCGGCGGTGATGTAGTCGATCCTCGGTTTCCCGCCGGAGAGGTAGCATTTCAGCACCCCGCCGCCCATAGCGTAGGACTTGCTCAACAGCTCCGGGAGCTGTTTCCAGAAGCCGTTCGCGTTCAGCGCGCTGTTTATGTATTCCTGATATTCCGGGCTGTCGAGGGTAATCTCGCACTGCTCCGAAAAGGTCAGCGCCGCGAGGTTATCGCACAGCACCTTAGCCATATTCAGCCGCAGGAGCTGTCGCTTTCCCCGCGAGAAAAGCCCGCCCTTTGCGGTCTGCCGCCACTCCGGGTCGTCGCGGTATATGCGCCGCCACTTGTCTATGCAGGCGCTGTAGTATTCCGAGCCGCTGAACTCCTGCCCGAATGCGGCGGCTATTTCATTTGCGTTCATGTATTCCTCCAAATTCTATGAGCCGGTTCGCGTGCGGTTCGAGGGCGTATTCCAGCGCGTCAAGACTGTCAATGTTAGTCGAGCCGTCGTCAAGGCGCCTGTCCTTTGTGGGAGATTTGCTGTCCCAGACAGCCTCTGAGAGCGCCGCTATGGTGTGCCTGCACCGCCGCATGATAAAGAACCTGCCCTGGCTCATGAGCATGTCACAGAGCCGTATGCGGTCGATTATCTCGCCCTTGCGCGCGTTGCGGACTTCCACCGGGATATGCCGCGCGAACACCTCGGTGCGTATGCCCTTGATGAGCGTGGTCTCCGCGCTATCGCACCAGATGGACGTCGCCCTGACCTGCGCCTGCGAGCGCTGAACGAAACCGCAGACGTCGTCCGTGAGCGTTCCCGGGTCGATTACTTCCTTGCGGTAGTACTCGTCCAGAATCACGATACTGCGGTACCCGCGGGTTATTCCCACAAGACACCCCGCGTGCGCCGAGCCGTTTCCGCCGAAGTCAAGCCCCATCGTTCCGATGATGATATCCGCCGGGACCTCGTCGAGAATGAACCGCTCCGGGTCGTCGGCGAACTGGCGGTAGATTACGCCGTCAGCGGACTTCCACTCCCCGAGTATGTATCGCTTGAAAAATACGCCGGTGTATGTGCTCCGGTAACGCTCCTTAACGGCTTCGGTGAGCGACAGGTTGTCGTCCATCGTGAAATGCAGATACAGCAGGCGCTTGTCCTGCCGCTTGTCTATCCAGCCGGTCTTGAACCAGTGCGCGGGACTGCCGGGATTGCAGTTGAACCAGAATTTCGACCCGTCCACCGAGCAGCGTCCGGTCGCCTGGTTGACGAAGCTCTCAGGCATGAGCGCGACTTCGTCGAAGAACACCCCTGCGAGCGTTATACCCTGAATGAGGTCCTGCGAACGCTCGTCCTTGCCGCCGAACACATAAAAATAATTTTCTACGTTCCTCCTGCGGACAATGACAAGATTCTCCGTCCTCTGCTCCGAAACAGAGTACCCCCGCGAGCGCAGCATTAATTTCAGCCAGAACAGGACGTTCCGGCGGAAGCTGCCGATAGTCTTGCCGCACATCGCGAAGTTGCAGGCTTCGAACTCCGACATAGCCCAGATAACGAAGCCGAGCGACATCGCGACAGACTTCCCCGAACGGATAGCGCCGTCCGCGATAATGCCGTTATAGTCCCTCACCGGGGACGAGCGGCACCACCAGTTCAGGACTTTCCGCTGCTTCTTCGAGAACGGTCTGAACCTGAATACTGCTTTAATCTTCATCGTTCCAGTCCTCCGCAGCAGAGCCGTCCAGCGCCGCAAGGAAGCCGTCGTCCGGGGTCTGCTCCTCCTCGCCGGAGAGCTTCTTCTCCTGCAATGCTACCTGCTTCTTCTGGAGCTTCACGCGCTCCCCGGAGCTGCCCTCGCCGATAAGGTCGACGATAGCGTTGAACGCCTTGGTGTCCCCGAGCGCCGCCTGCCGTACCATCGCCGCGACTACTGCCGCGCCGTAGGTCGGGTCTGCTCCGAAGCCCATGTCTACAGTCATGTTGTATATGTCGTCGTTCACGATTCCGCTTGAGAGCAGGTCGTTCATCAGGGATTTCAGCGCCTTTTTGCGGCGGCGGGTCTCGCCGGATTTCTTGCCGCCCTTTCTGCCGTTTTCTCTTGCTTCGCTCTCGCTTCGATTTGAGAACGGCACTAAATTCTTATCATTCAACATCACCACCTGCTTGCATAGAAAAAGCGCCCGGGCGATTGCTTCGGGCGCTTTTCAGTATTTCATGATACTAGTATAGCACATTTTCAGCTATCATTCCATATCATCTTTACGGACTGGAGCGCCCGCCCGTGCAGGCGGCATATCTGCGGATAGCTGTAATTCATGCGGACGGCGGTTTCGTCGAGGGTCAGCAGGTTGATGTACTTGTACTCCAGCAGCGTACGCAGGCGCACCTCCGGGACGGTCGCTATCGCCGCGCGTATCTCCCGCTGGAGGTCTATGCTGCGGTCGATGTCCTCGTTTATCTCGCGCTCCAGGTCGACTATCCGGGCGGTTATCTCGCCGATACGGTCGCGGGGCGTGGAGCTGTGCGCGCCGTCCGAGCTTCCGGAGCTTACCGTCTGGGCTTTCCTGCGAAGCTCCCCGACCTGCTCTAGCTTCGCGTTTATGCTGTCGTTAAGGCTGCGGTACTGCGAGAGGTATTCTTTTGTGGTCATTAGCGTCCCTCCAGAAACATGGTGTCCTTGACTTTCCCGCACTTTTGGCAGACCAGATAAACGCGTTCGCCGTTCATCCCCGAAAAACTCTGGATTTTCCTGCACCACTGGTAATCGTGCCTGCAAAAAAGCCGCTTTATCATTAGTTTCATTTCTCCACCTCCACCTCGTCCAGCGTGGCGATTATCACGCTGGGCGTATTTACGTCCATCAGCTCAAGCGAATACGTCCAGCCGCCTTTTGCGTACCGCGTGATAACTCCGGATATACTGCACCTGGAGGTTATCCCCATGTGCGTGTGCAGGACTACCGCGCCCTGCTCCGCCGCTTTCGTGACTTCTTCGAGCTTCATTCGAGCACCTCCTGTGTGCGTGCGGTTTCGCCGTCAGGCGAAATTCCCGCCCCTCCGGCGGGAAAGGCTGCACATAACTCGACGGAGTCGAGCACCTCGATTCTTACAAAAATCCCGGGAATCTGCGCCCAGAACTTTTCGCACAGCTCCGAAGCGACAAGTGCGTCGTCCTTCCAGAATCCGACAGCAGTCATGCAGTCCTTTAAGAGCTTCTGGAGATTGTCGGTGTCCGGGCGGGTAATGCGGTACTCGCCGTCGCGGTGCCTGAATTTCAGCGGGAACAGCCATTTGACCTCCAGGTGAACGCCTTTTGTGTACGGCTTCTCCGGCTTATGCTTTGCGAGGTACGCCGTGAGCTTCGCGCGGGCTTCCTTGAGTTCCGGAGGGTCGTAAAAGCGCGGTATGCCGTTCCGGACTGTGACCTTATGTTCCTGCGCCGTCACCGTCGGCGGTATCATCGGTAGGAAGAACTGCAATGAGGAATCCTCCAAGGGACACGCATAGGATTTATCGCAGCTAGGCATTGTGCAGCCCTCGCGGTCTGAATCATATGCGCCGCAGTTGTAACATTCATTTACCATATTATTACATTCTCCTTTCTGAGAAAAAATTTGCTTTGTCAGGACAGGGGAAGGAGTCGTCGTGCGTAAGCTGTCGCACGACTACTTCCCCCCTGACCGGAGGGAAAGTCGCAAGACTATATATACGTAGTATATATACCTGCAACAGCAGTACGCAAAGTCGGGATTTTTGCGGTTGCATTCTCGGAAATGCACTATCGACTTTGCATTTGCAAAATCTCGATTTTGCGGTTTGCGGTTTATCGAGTTTGCAACTTACTTTTTACCGACTTCGCCGTCGTCTATCCAGAAACCGCCGTGTTCTTTTATGTACCTGCGGACGGTATCTTCGGATTTCCCGGTGTATTCCGCTAGGTCTTTCAGCGTTACTTTCCCATCTAAATTGCACGCATTATATGCTGTTTCTATAGATTCCTTGCGCTCGTCCTTGCGTTCCTTGTCGGACTTTTTCTTGCTGAAATTCCGCTGCCAGGGCTGCGCCGGGACGTCAAGCTGAATATCTTTCAGCACCCCCGACATGTCTATCCTATGTATCGGATAATCGAACCACACATTCACCGGCGGGAACTTCGGGAACTCTCGCAGAGTACCCTCGATACGCCACGCGGAACGGCTTTCAGCCAGCTTCTCCGCCGCCGATATACTTTCCTCCGCCTGCCGCAGGGAATCGCCCGCAAGCGCGTTTCTGACGTGCTCCCGCATTGCCTTGGCCGTCACCATGTCGTCCTGTGAAATGCCGCCTGCCTTGCCGCTGCGGACGAGCAGGTCATAGCAGATATTGCACACCGCCTTGTTCTGCTCCTCCCTGACGAGCGCCTCCGGAAGCTCCAGCTCGATGAGGTCGAGAAGCGCGTCCGGGTCGCGGGCGAACACGCCGGAGCCGGAGGCTCTGTCCATGCTGCGCTTCGCTCCCTGCGCACCCTTTGAGTGATGGTGGCAGTATATCACCGCGCAGCCAAGCTCCGTGCAGACCTTGTCGAATTGGTTGCAGAAGTGCGCCATCTGGTCGGCGGAATTCTCGTCGCCGGTGATGACCTTATAGATAGGGTCGATGATTATCGCGAGGTAATCTCGCTTTGCGGCGCGGCGTATCAGCTTCGGCGCGAGCTTGTCCATAGGCACGGACTTGCCGCGCAGGTTCCAGATGTCGATATTCCGGAGGTTCTCCGGCTTCCAGCCGAGCGCGTTGTAGATGTCAGCAAATCTGTGCTCGCAGGAAGCCTTGTCCAGCTCCAGATTGACGTACAGAACACGTCCCTGCGCGACTTTCCAGCCGAGCCACTCACGACCCTCCGCGATAGCCGCGCACAGCTCTATCAGCGCGAACGACTTGCCCGCCTTCGAGGGTCCCGCGATGAGCATTTTGTGCCCCTGCCGGAGAACTCCCCCGATAAGCGGCGGCGCAAGCTCCGGCATGTCGTTCCAGAAATCCGCCGCGTTCTCGAAGCCCGGGAGGTCGTCGTTCACGCCCTCTATCCATTCCCGCCACTCGTTCCAGTCCGCCTTGCCGATGTTCGTATCGACGATGTACTGCCGGTTCTCGCCGCGCTGTACGCCCGGTATCCTCGACAGCCGCGAGGGATTGCGGTTCTGCGTGTCGGGCTGTAAGCCGTTCTTCTGGCATATCTGGTAGAGGAAATCCACCCGGCGGCGGTACTCCTCGTAGTTCTCCGCGTCGATTCGGACGATAGCGTGCAGGCTCTTTTTGCCGCTGTAGACCAGCGCCGCGACCGGAAGCTCCAGCTCGCGGATAATAGCGTTCTGCTGTTCGATATCGACGTTGTCGCTCTCCACCAGGGCGTAGCGGAACTCCGTTACGTTCTCGTTCTTGATACCCCTGCCGTCCAGAGGATTGAAGCGTATCCACGCCCCCGCGCGCGGGTTGTAGTCCCCGAGGACAGCGCCGATATCGCCGCCGACACTTGATTGCGCGGCGTCCATGCCGCGCTCTGGGTGTCGGCTTCGCGACGTCGTGTCGCCGCCGCATTTTTTCAGCAGTTCGATGAGCTGACCCGCCGTGCGGTCGTAGGCGCCCTTGTTCGCGGGAATGAACTTCCCGTCCTTTTCGTAGCTCTGCATGACGTAGCCGACCTTATCCTCCGGCTCGAACAGCGCTTCCAGGTAGCGGATTATTTCCCGCGCGGGATTCCAGTCGGCGGGCGGGTTTATCTCGCGTCCTTCCACCCAGTTCCTGTTGACCACGACGTGCTCCTCCGGGGCTTCGTATGATATCTCGTCGTCCCAGTCCAGGGCGCGGCTTTCCGCGACGGGCATTCCGCGCTCCTTTGCGAGCTGGACTATCGTCGCCCCGGTGACTGGATTTGAAGCGCCGTTGAAGCTCTCCCACTTCTTCGCGCACTCGCCGGAATGATAGCGGCTGTCGCTGCGGCTCCAGTCGTCCCACACGGAGCAGGGCAATCCCTCCTGCTTCAGCGCCATGCCGACGTTTACCCAGGTCTGATAGTCCAGCGACGCGGGGTCTATGTATTTTAAACATTCTGTTATATTCATAAGCACCTTTCTTTCAAATTCGGAATTCGGAATTATGAATTCGGAATGAATGTGTCCCGCTCCGCGGGACTGATTTAAATTCGATACAATCGGAATACGTCCGCGATAGCGGACACCGAAATTCCGCATTTCGCATTCCGAATTCCGAATTATTCTGGCGTGTATTCTGCGGGAATTACGCTGTGCGGTACGCGCCAGCCGTTCGCCGCTATCCGCGTTATCATATTGCTCGCCTGCTGGAACGTCCATTCCCCGACGTGCAGGAAGCCTTTGTTCTCCAGCAGGCGTATCTGCTTCGGGGTAGAAAGTCCGTCCATGCGGCGCTTGTTAAGGCGGTCGAGGAGCATTGCCGCCTTGCCCGCGTTCTCTATCTCGTTCGGGTAGATTCCGTACTTCTCCAGCGCGTCAAGCTGCTTCTGCGACGGCGGGGACATCTCCCAGCCGAACGACGGAACGTAGCCGGACAGGTCCTGCGCCTGTATCGACATCTCGAACTGGAGCGGGTCAACTAACGCGCGCTTGCGCTTTCGCATTTCGCCCAGCTGCTTCGCGAGGGCTTCCTCCCGCTGAGCTACTACGTCGGTTTCCGCTCTTTCTTCGGCTTCGGTGATGTCAAGCGGACAGCCCGCCGCCGCGAGGTTCTCCGTCATTTTCTGCGCTACCTCGCCGCTCTCGCAGATGAGGTGCGCGGGTCTGCACAGCTCGTGCCGCTGCGTATGCCAGAGGAAGTCCAGTAACAGCAGGTCTTTCTTGCCGGGACTGAGCCGCGTTCCTCTGCCCACCATCTGGCAGTAGAGTCCGCGCACCTTTGTCGGGCGGAGGACTATCACGCAGTCCACGGAGGGGCAGTCCCAGCCCTCGGTGAGGAGCATTGAATTACAGAGCACGTTGTACTTTCCGGCTTCGAAATCCCGGAGTATCTCCGCGCGATTGTCGGAATTTCCGTTGACCTCCGCCGCCCGGAATCCGCGCTCGTTGAGGATATCCCGGAACTTCTGCGAAGTCTTGACCAGCGGCAGGAACACCACCGTCTTCCGGTCGGCGCAGTTGCGGAGCATTTCGTCGGCTATCTGATAGAGATACGGCTCGAGGGCGGTGTCGAGGTCTGCGGCGCGGAAGTCCCCCGCCTGGACGGAAACCCCGGTGAGGTCGAGGTTCAGCGGGATAGTCAGCGCCTTTATCGGGCATAGGTAGCCCTCCCGGATAGCGCGGGGAAGGGTGTACTCATACGCCAGGGAATCGAACACCTGACCGAGATTCTTCATATCGCCGCGGTCGGGGGTCGCAGTCACACCGAGGACTTTCGCGCCGCTGAAGTGCTGTAATATCCGCTGATAGCTGTCGGAGACGGCGTGATGAGCCTCGTCTATTATGATAGTATCGAAGTAATCCGGCAGGAACCGCGCGAGGCGGCTCTCCCGCATGAGGGTCTGCACGCTCCCGACGGTTATCCGCCAGAACGAGCCGAGGGAGGTCTCCTCGGCTTTCTCGACGGCGCAGTTGAGATTGCAGGCTTTATGTATCTTGTCCGCCGCCTGCTCCAGGAGCTCCCCGCGGTGCGCCAGAATGAGCACGCGCTCGCCGCGCTTCACGCAGTCCTCGGATATCTTCGCGAACACTATCGTCTTGCCGCAGCCGGTCGGGAGCACCAGCAGGGTGCGCTGTATGCCCTGCTCCCACTGTTCCAGCACGGCGGCTTTCGCTTCGTTCTGGTAGGGTCGGAGGGCTATCGGCGCGGGTCTGACCGCAGGTTCGGCGGGGGCGGGCTCAAGTAAAGTGAGCTGATTTTCCATGCGCTATCACCACTTTCCGGGGGTGAATACGCCTGTGGGCTGATTAGCGGGGGCGGTCTGCGGAGCCTGCTGATACTGCGTCGGCTGTGCGTACTGCTGAGGCGCGGGCTGATACTGCGGCTGTGCCTGCGGTGCGCTCTGGGGCGCGGTCTGCGGGGCGTTCTGCGCGGGTGCAGATGAATTTTCAAACGGATCATAGAACTTCTTTATGTCGTTCGACTGCATATCCTCGCCGTTCTTGCCCTTCCAGCTGCGGACGGTTATCTTGCAGCGGCCGTGCGCGCCGGGGACGGCGTTCCAGTTCATGCGGAGCGGTTCGCCCCTGCGCTTCAGTCCGATTCCGGTGAAGAACGCGGAGAGCAGTCCCTCGCAGCGGGTGTGCAGGAAAAGTCTGTGCCTGAGGTTCGCGGTGCTTCCGTCCGGCAGCGTTACCGCGAGGGTAACTATCGCCATGTTGCAGGGCGGGAGCTTCTCCGAACCGTCGTAACGTCCGCGCTCGAAGCCGGTCACGGTGAAGTCGTAGTCGCCCTCCGGGATTATCGTGAAGTCGCTCTCGCGGGATATTTCATCGTCCCAGCCTAATTCTCTTTCGATGATTTCTGACATTGTGTGGTGTCCTCCTATGAATTTTATCGGGAGATTTTCTTTCCTCCCTGACCGAGTTTAGCATGTAAAATACTGCATTTTACTGCAAAATCAGAACGGGTATTTCTGTTCGTTGATGAAATCAACAATCTGCTTCCACGCGCCGACCAGAACGCCGCTGACGAAGTCCTCCGGGTAGGCGCTTATCGGCATATCCTCCGGGAAGTAGCCCTTTGTCGCGACCGCCGCGCGAATCTGCTGTTCTGTGATTCCGGAAGCTGCCATAAGGTCTGCGAGGCTCTGCGGAATACCCGGCTGAACTGGCGCGGAAGTACTCGGAGCAGGTACCGTATCATTCGCAGGAATTGAAATCCCGTCCTGCGAAGCAGGACCCCTTAATTCCGAATTCCGCATTCCGAATTCCGAATTTGAAAAGATCTGCGCGATCTGCGCGTACTCCATCGGAATCTCCTCCGGGAGCCCGTAGCGGTTCTTGGCGTCCCAGCAGGGGTGGTGCTGGGTGTACATCACGCGGCGGTTGCCCTGCGCCTTGTGCTTCTTGCCGTCCTTGTCCGTCTGGACTACGACGGTCTTGTAGTTGCAGAACAGCACGATGTCCGCCCATTCCTTTATCAGCGGGGATATCTTGTTCGTGGTCTTGCTGCCGAGCTTCATTTCCCAGCGGTCGTAGCTGCCCATTTCGTCCGGCTGCTCGAACTTCCGGAGAGCCGCGTGCGCGGTCAGTGTGACATTTATCCCGGCGTTTATCACCTCGGTGAGCTTGTTCAGAAACTTCCCGAAGCTCTCCTTTTCGAACTCCCAGCCCTTGCCGTAGCCGAAATCCTCGATACCGGATTTGCCGTTCTTTGCGCAGAGGTCGGCTATACAGAGCTGCTCCGCCCAATCCACGGTGTCAATTACGAGGGTCGCGCAGGGGCGCTTGCTTATCACGAAATCCAGCTCCTGGAGGAGCATTTCCCAGCTTGACGGCGCGGGTAATCTCGCTACGTCGAGCTGCTTTGTAGAGCCCTCGGTGTCGATGAAAAGTGGGCTTGGGAACTGCGCCGCGAGGGTCGTCTTGCCGATTCCCTCCGCGCCGTAAATCACCGTTTTAACGGCGGTGTGTACTTTTCCGGTTGAAATGTTGAAATCCATCAGAATACTCCTTTGCTCCATGATGTTCTCCGCTGCGGCGCTGATGTGATTGCAGGCTGTTCAGTCGGCTTCGCATAGCCGTCCTCGATGATGATACTGCACTCGCCGCCGGTGCTGACGCGGGTCGCTATCACCTGCAAGCCCTCCTGCTCCAGCCATGCGCCGAACTCCGCGAGGGTCGCGGCGTCCATCTGCTCCAGCTTGTCCATGAGGACGAAACCGCACTGCGGGTTCAGCCTGCGGACTATCGCCGCAGATACCCGGAGCTGCTCCGCGCCGCTCATGCAGTCCCACTTTGCGCCGTTGTAGGTGAGTTCGCCGTCCTGCACGGAAAGTCCCGGCAGCGGGAGGTCTGCGCCGTCCAGCAGGGCGGTTTTCTGCGCGCGGATATCCTCTATCTTCGCTGTCAGCTCGTTGTACTGCTCGCGGGTCTCCTGGGCTTGTGTGAGGGCGCGGTCGCGCTCGCGCCTTGCCCGGACTTTCGCGTTGATAACGTCGATGTCGTGAATGCTCTGCTCGATCTCGGCGGTGCTTTCGTCCGTGAGGTCGGCGGCGGACTTGCGGGCGGTTTCGGCTGCATGCTGAGCGCGGGCGAGGACTTCCGCGGCGCGGTCGTACTCCTGCCGGGCGCGGAGTAATTCCTGCTCGCAGATATCGCGGTTCTGCCGCAGGCGCTGATTTTCGCCGTTCTTCGCGAGTATCTCCTGCTGACTGCGGAGCAGCTCGGAAATGCTGACCTCCTCGGCGGGGGCTTCGGGGTAGTCCGGGAGCTCGTCGGCGTACTTCTGCTTCTGGTCGGCGACCTGCCCGACGGCGCGGCGCTGATTATAGGCGTTCTGCTCCTGCTGTTCGAGGGCGGCGAGCTTGTCCCCCACGCCGATTATCCGGAGTAGGGTCTGCGCCTTTTCCTTGCTGGTCGCCTGCATGAATTTCGGCAGGTCGAGCGCGAGCTGCCCGATGAACTCGTTGAGGAGCTGCTGACCGCCCTTGCCGCCGTTCGGGTCGGTGATTTTCAGCGTTCCCCGGTCGCCCTTGCGCTCTACGATAAGCCCGTTCGAGAGGGTCACGCGCAGGTGCGGAGGAATTACCGAGCCGTCCCGCTGCGGCTGCGAGGGCTTGAACTTGTCGCCGCCCAGCGCCCAGGCTATTCCGTCCAGCACGGAGGTCTTGCCCTGGCCGTTGTTCCCGCCGATGACTGTCAGACCGCTCTCCGACGGGGTGAGCTGCACCGCTTTTATGCGCTTGATGTTTTCGAGTTCCAGGTTGGTTATTTTTATCATCTTGACAAATCTCTCTTTCTGTGGTACAATACCATTGTGATAAACTATTATTGTCTTTGCCGCTCCCGAGCGCTCGCTCTGGGGCGGGTTTTCTTTTTCTGCGGGAGCAGTCCTCTGAACGACCACACCATGATAATGCAAGTGATTGCAACTGCTATGTCCATGCCGTTCATGGAGTAGCTCCAGCCGTTCGCGGTAGATACGAGCCAGCGCAGGTGGAAGCCCACCAGGGCGGCTATTGCGTAGGGTATGTACTTCTTCACGCCTGAACCTCCATAGCTTTCAGCTTCTTAAATCTGCGTTCCAGGTCGGCAATGTTAAGCCCCCAGGCTTCGTAGGCTATCTCGGTGTTCACGCGCTGAGCATTCCAGACCGGAGTGTTTCGCTCGGTCATTATCGCCAGAGCCTTGTTTTTCAGGCTCTTGATGGTCGCGGGCGCGAGTTTCCCGAAAAGTTCCCTGATGTCGCTGTTGGAAAGCTCTATGCGCTGGTAGTACAGACGTATCGCAGTTTCCAGAGATGTTATCTGCGGTACGCGGACGTTTGCTGATGTTGACGGCATTGTGTTCGCCTCCTTTCGTTATGCGGCGTGTGCCGCTCTCTGTGCTGCCCTCTGATCCAGCAGATACATGAGCGCCGCCGCGAATATTTCCGCCTCCTGCTCTATGACGGCGCTGCTCCATATGGAGTAATCCTCCCTGCTGCTCCGGACGTGCAAACAGTAGTGCCCGATCTCATGCGCCAGCGTAAAGCGCTTTTCTGCGCGGCACAGCGTTTCCCGCAGAACTACGATGGCTTCTCCATCGTTTGCGCCTATCAAGATAATGCCTTTTTCGCTGGGCTTGAGCATGTCAACGTACTTATTCAGCACTACCCCGCCTATTCCCAGACTTCGGGCAAGTCGGCACATATCCAGGCTGTCTCCCAGCTCCCGCGCGGCTATGTCCAGGATATCCGCAGCATACGCCACGATCTCCCAGCATGGCACCGTTGCACCGCCGCGCTTCGGGTCGTTCTTCGTTGCGTGCTGCTCGAACGCGCGTAAATACTCGCCTGTAAGGGGTGAACTATGCGCCATGAGTGACACCGCCTTTCAGTTCTTTTGCTGTTGATACTGGCATTGTGTTCACCTCCCATAATGTTCTTTAGCCAGCCGCTTAAGCTCTGCGGCGCCCTTAGTGTTATACCTGAACGAGGGAACCTCTTTGTTGCTGTATGGGGACTTGTCCATTGCGGTAACACCGTATTCCTCGGTTTTCAGTCCGTTCTGATTTGCAAGCCTGCCGAGCGTTGCCGCTGTAACCTTTACGCCAAACTCCTTCGTCCACATAGCCGCGAGCTGCCCAGCCTGATATGTCTTGCCGCATTCCGGAAGTAAATTTCCAACATCAGTTCCAGTAGCAGATTCGACTGCCTTAAGCTCCCATGTCTGCTGAGCTATCGGCGATAGGTCTTTCAAATGCGGGTGTTCCAGCAGCAGTTTCAGACGGCGGTTTTCTGCATTCATACGCATTGCGGCTGCTCTGTCGGCAGCAGCGCGTACCTTAATTTCGTTGAGTTTGTCCGTCTTGACCGCCGTGACCTCACCGGAACGGAGAGATTTCAGAAGCTTGCGCACCCATGCACGGAACTGCTTTGCCTTTTCAGTCTTAGCAAGCATTGTGACCTCGTATATGCCGTCCTCGGTGAATACGCGGGTGTTATACTGCTTTCCGTCAGTAGCCCTCAATTTGAGGGTAACTGAAAATTCCTCGTTTTTGAGGTATTCGTTGCGGGCAATTACATTCTCAATGCCCTTTCTGCCATTAGAGTATTCAAGGCAGGTGGCAATCTGATCGATTGTCATGTACATCTCTTTACTGTCCGAGTAGATGTCGCACTCGGTTTCTCCGAACTTGTCGGATTTGACAAGCTGTAAATTCATGCTGTTTCCTCCTTATTGTCAATAAAATATTCGATTGGCACTCCAAAATAATGTGCAAGCGTTACAATCTTATCTAGCTTCGGTACCGCCCTGCCTGTTTTCCAATCAGACAAAGTAGATTGAGATATACCAGTATCTTTACTGATTTTGTAAGCAGTAACTCCGCGCTCTTGTAACAGTTGCACAAACTTCTTGTACATAACGCCCCTCCTTTCGTGCAAATACACTATTGAAAATACTTCGGAATTGTGATATACTACTAATATCCCAATTAATCATATATCAACGGTTGGATTTTCCTGAGTGCTTTGCTTTTTACAAGTATATGATACTACGTTTTTTACGATTAGTCAATAGCAAATGCTTGGTTTTTTACAAGTACCGCTGATATTTGTTAGAAATTACAATAGGTGGGTCATTATGTACGAAAGATTTATGCAATTATTACAAAAACATGGTATTACAGCTTATCGCGTAGCGAAAGAAACAGGGGTCACACAAACGACCCTATCAGATTGGAAAACAGGCAGGGCTGTACCTAGAATTGCCACATTGCAGAAAATCGCTGATTATTTTAACGTCTCACTAGATTGGCTGATGGGGAAAGGGGAGATGATAGAAGAAGATAAATATTCTGTTTATCCTGATATTAAACTTGTTGCTCGTCATCTGGAGAACATACCGGAAAAAGACAGAGCAATTGTAGTTGAAGCTATTGAAAAAACTATTGATATGTACCTAAAAGCCAAAAATGGCAATAAGGAGGATTAATGGGAAACTCGCCGGATTTTCAAAAAGCGGAAATGCTCGCAAGAGAGCTACGTCTTATGCAGTCGTCTGACAGATTAGCACTGTATCCAGAAGAATTAGAGTTTGATAGAGATATCACTATTGATACCTTTGAACACTATTCTTCTGTTACCGGTTGTCCTATTGCTGCTATTACGCTTGGAGGAACGCTTCAAGACGGATACACAATAGTAATCGATAAAGGGAATGGGCTGTTTTCTTATATCATTTTATTTCATGAAAGAAATAGGGGTACTTGCAGAACAACATGGACTATTCTACATGAAGTTGGCCATATTTATATGGGTCATATGAACGACGGTCAAACGGAAGAGATAGAAGCACATTGGTTTGCATCAGAATTTCTAATTCCTATACCCATAATCTCAGAGCTTTTAAAGCGATTAAACACTGTCACGATTGATATGATTTGCTCAATTTTCCCTGTTTCAGTTAATGCCGGGTTGAAAAAAATCAGCAGTATGAAGCGAATGTATAAATGGTCAACGTATTTATACGAAGATTTTTCTTTAAAGTACAGCGATTCCATTGACGAATATGTAAATCAAAGGAATATGCAGAATATGTCATAAATAAAGTGTCTCCCCTGCCCACAAGGACAGGGGAACGCCATAGAAAGGAGAAAAATCATGCCAGTAAACAAAACCGGCGTCAAGAAAAACGGCTTGCAGCAGTACCGCGTGCGAGTGAACTACACCGACGCAGCGGGCAAGGCTCGCCAGATCGAGCGCACCGCCTACGGACTAGCGGAAGCCAACGCGCTGGAGCAGTCCCTGATAGCCGAGTACAAGGACAAGAAGCAGACCGTTTCACGCATGACCGTCCAGCAGCTCTACGACGAATACGAAGTCTACCACAGCCACGAAACACGCAAGACCTCCCACGACAGCGCGATGAAGAACCTGCGGCTCCGGGTAATGCCGACTATGGCAGGATATCGCCTTGACAGGCTCTCACAGCCGGTCCTCGCAAAGTGGAAGAACGACATCGCCGCCAACGAAAAGCTGTCCATCACGACAAAGCAGAACGCATACGCCGCGTTCGTAGCTATGCTGAACTACGCCGTGAAAATGGAGTACCTTGTGCGGAATCCCCTGAGCGCCCTCGGGAACTTCAAAGCTCCCGACGCAATCGAGAAGCCCGCCGACAAGCTGCACTACTACACCTCGGAGCAGTTCCGGGCGTACATCGCCGAAGCAAAGAAAAACGCCCGGACCGTAACGGACTGGGCGTTTTATGTATTCTTCTGTATCGCGTTCTACACCGGGGCGCGCAAGGGCGAGATAAACGCGCTGAAATGGTCGGACATTGACGGGAATATCCTGCACATACGCCGGAGCATTTCGCAGAAGCTCAAGGGCGGCGATGTCGAGGGTCCTCCGAAGAACAAGTCCAGCTACCGCAATCTCCAAATTCCCGCGCCGCTGATGAAGATACTCGCCGAGCACAAGCGCCGTCAGCAGGAATCTTCCCGGCTGTTCAGCGAGGACTACCGCGTGTGCGGCGGCGAAGCTCCCCTCCGAGACACCTCCATTGAGAACCACAATAAGGAGTTCGCGAAAGCCGCCGGGCTTCCTCATATTCGCATTCACGACTTCCGGCACACTCACGCTTCCCTGCTTGTCAACGAGGGAATAAACATTCAGGAGATAGCGCGCAGGCTCGGGCACTCCGACGTGCAGATGACATGGAACACCTACAGCCATCTCTACCCCCGGGAGGAGGAACGCGCCGTTGCAATACTTGATAAGATCTCCCCGGACTGAGCTACCCCGAAATCCCCGAAAAATCCCCGAATATTTCGAAAAACAGATTTTTTCACTTGAACTCGGATTTATCCACGTTGTTCCGATTTGGCTTAACAATGCGGTTTGTACACCTTGCAGAATTACAACTTTGGCATTCTTGAAACCGCAATTTCATTCCCCCCATCTCCACCA